GGAGAAAACATAGCAAAGCATGATAGCTTTGGTTACGTAGGCCAACTTGCTATATATGCTAAAGGTAAAGGAGTAGAAGCAGGTGGATGGTGGGTTATCAATCATTCATCAGGAGAGTTTAAGTACATAAAGTATACTAATGATGTAGACACAGTTATAAAATCTTTAGAAAAAACTGTTAATACATTGAAAGAAAACAAATTTTCTCGATGCTATGAACCTATAAAAGAAACATACAGGGGAGTTCCTAGTGGAAGGTATGTGCTAGGTACAGAGTGTAAGTTTTGTGACTTTCGTTTTGAGTGTTGGGGAAATTCGTTATCAGAACAAGCATCTAAAGTTAGTAAGGCAAAAGAAAAACCTATTGTGCAATACATAGATAAAGGAGCCGTATTATGATTGAAGTAAAGATAACAGATAAAATGCGTAGTGTATCTCATCGTAAAGCAAAAGAGATGGGAGTGTTGTACAAATCTATTACGAGAGGTAAGGGAAATGTTTTTGGGTTTCTAGGAGAAGAGATTGTAAGAAAAGTTTTAGGAGGAAAAGAACATAACACACGAGACTATGATTTAGTTGTAAACAGTAAAACTATTGATGTTAAAACAAAGAAAACTTCTGTTACACCAAAGCCAAACTATGATTGTAGCGTAGCTGATATCACACGCAAACAAGACTGTGACTACTTTGCTTTTGTAAGAGTATTGAATGACCAATCTGTAGGATGGTTTCTTGGTTTAAAGGAACGAGATGATTATTTTAGTAATGCAGTTTACCTAGCAAAAGGTGAGCATGATCCAAGTAATAATTACTTTGTTAAAGCAGACTGTTATAATCTTCCTATATCTTCTCTTGATTTAAGTGTAAATGGAATTATAGAAAATGGTTCCAAAGTCAAAGTATAATAAAAAAGGATACATAAAATCTAGAAAGAATGGGTTTCGTTCTGGTTTAGAAGAAAAAGTAGCTAAACAAATACAAAAAGCTAATCATAAACTACGGTATGAAGTAGTAAAGATTAAATGGATTGATTTTGCTATACGTTCTTATACACCAGACTTTGTTCTTGATAATGGTATCATAATAGAAGTTAAAGGTTTTTGGAGTGTTGAGGATAGGAAGAAACATAAGGAGCTTAGAAAGCAACACGTAAATTTAGATATCCGTATGGTATTTGAAAACAGTAAACGTAAAATAAGAAAAGGGTCTAAGACTTCTTATGGAATGTGGTGTGATAAAAACGATATACTATACCATGATAGAATTGTACCTATTCCTTGGTTACAGGAACAATTAAAGTTTATGCCACCAAAAATAATAAATGTTAATCAACACTCTTTTAAGGGGTAGAATATGACTAATACATTTAATCAGATAAGAGCTAACGATCTTGTGATTGTGTTAAAGCCTGTTATGAAACAAGTAGGCACTGGAAAAGATGCTTCTGTAGTGTGGACAGGAGAGGTAACAGTAAAGTTACTTACAGACTTAACAAAAATTTCACTAAACGAGCATGACTTTGATAGTTTAAATAGGATATCAAATTTAATGGCATCTGCCATACCAGCAATGCACGAAAATAAAATAGTAAGACATATAATAGAATATTATTTAGAGCATAATTCTCTTGACTTAGAACACATGGATATAGTAGAATATGAAGAAGAACTAACTGAAAATAATGTAATCAAATTAAACTTTGATAGTGAAACAGAAGGAAATGCGTAATGCCAAATGATGACTTCATAAGAAAACATAAAAAGCAACAGGACATGGTAAACAATCCTCCCCATTATAATAGGCATGGTGTAGAATGTATACAGGCGATTAGGGCTACACTAACAGACGAAGAATTTCGTGGGTATTGTAAGGGCAACGTATTGAAGTACACTTGGAGAGAAAATTACAAAAACATGGATGAAGATTTACGAAAAGCACAATGGTATTTAAACAAACTACTAGTAGATATTGAAGGTTCTAATGAAAGCTAGAGCTAATATATTTTTAGAGATAGACCCTGAAGAATTTTATATGCCTGTTGATGGTGATCCTACAGAAGAACTTACAGATATGTTATATGAACTGTTAGAAAATCTAGATGGAACTAGCCTGTTAAACCTAAAAGTTAAATGCACTGGAGTACCAAAATATGAAACATATGAATGATTACCAAAGGTTTATTGCTCTTTCAAGGTATGCACGTTGGATTGAAGAAGACAACAGAAGAGAAACTTGGGAAGAAACAGTAACAAGATTAATAAACTATTTTTCCTATCATGTAGATACTAATTTAGGCGTTAAGCTTGATGAAGAAATATGGAAAAAATTAAAAAACAATATTGTATCTTTAAACATCATGCCAAGTATGAGATCTATGATGACTGCTGGACCTGCATTATCAAGAGAAAACATAGCTGGCTATAATTGTTCTTATATACCTATAGATAACCCAAAGGCATTTGATGAGGTGTTGTACATACTAATGAATGGTACAGGTGTAGGATTTTCTGTAGAGAGGCAGTACATTAATAGTTTACCTACAATTCCAGACAGGGAGTTTGAGCATACAGAAGATGTAATTTCTGTAGCTGACTCAAAGGAAGGATGGGCAAGGGCGTTTAGAGATTTAATTTCTTATCTATATACTTGTCGTGTTCCAAAGATAAATGTAAGTAAGGTTCGTGCTGCAGGAGCAAGGTTAAAAACTTTTGGTGGCAGGGCTTCAGGCCCACAACCTCTAGTGGATCTTTTTGATTTTACTATTACAAAATTTAAGGAAGCAAGAGGTAGAAAACTAAACTCATTGGAGTGCCATGATCTTGTATGCAAAACAGGAGAAGTTGTTGTTGTAGGAGGAGTACGTAGGTCTGCTCTTATATCTTTATCTAATCTCTCTGACTATCGTATGCGAGAGGCTAAGACAGGACAATGGTGGGAAACAAATCCAGAAAGAGCGTTAGCCAATAACTCTGCTGTGTATACAGATATGCCAGATACAGGAACTTTTATGAATGAATGGTTGTCATTGTATCAAAGTAAGTCTGGTGAACGTGGTGTATTTAATAGGCAATCTGCACAGAAAAAGGCAGCGCAGAATAAACGTAGAGAATCAGATATAGAGTTTGGTACTAACCCTTGTTCAGAGATCATACTCCGTCCTAATCAATTTTGTAACCTTACTGAAGTTGTATGTAGAAGTGGTGACACAAAAACTACACTTAAAAACAAAATAGAAATGGCTACTATTTTAGGAACCATACAAGCTACTTTTACAAACTTTGGGTATCTACGTAAGCGTTGGCAGAACAACACAGAAGAAGAACGTCTGTTAGGTGTATCCTTGACAGGCATAATGGATTGTCCAGTGCTTAATGGAACTAGTAGTAACCTGCCTAGCACATTAGAATATTTACGTTCTGTAGCAGTTGAAACAAATAAACAATGGGCTTCTAAGTTAAATATACCACAGTCCACAGCGATTACTTGCGTTAAACCTTCTGGTACAGTTAGTCAACTTGTTAATAGTGCTAGTGGTGTTCATGCAAGACACAACAAACATTATATCAGAACAGTTAGAGGAGACAACAAAGATCCATTAACACAGTTGATGATAAGTGTAGGTGTTCCATATGAAATAGATCATTTACAACCTAATACAACTACTGTATTTTCATTTCCTATGAAGTCTCCTGATAAAGCTATCTGTAGAAATGATCTATCTGCGATACAACAACTTGAGTTATGGAAAACATATGCAGAACATTGGTGCGAACACAAACCTTCAGTGACTATTACCGTAAAAGAAAAGGAATGGATAAACGTAGGAGCTTGGTGTTGGAATAACTTCAATTATTTGTCAGGTGTGTCATTTTTACCACAGACAGATTACACATATAAACAGGCTCCCTATCAAGACATAGAAGATAAAGAGTATAATGAACTCTTAGAAAAGATGCCAAAGAATATTGATTGGGCTAAACTTTCAGACATAGAAAAAGAAGACACTACAACAGGAGCACAAGAACTAGCGTGTACTGCTGGAGTATGTGAGTTAGTAGACTTAACACCTTAACAAATCAAGGAGTAATACTATGCATAAGGAACGACATCCACCTCTTCGTATTCAGCATGACAAAGGGTATCGTGCATTTAAGAGAGGCCGTATCATTAACCCATACAAGCGAGATAGTTCTTTTTATAAGGAATGGGATCGAGGATTTAACAAGGCATATTTTGAAAATTTGGAAAAGCTAAATGCAAACACAGTTTGAAAAAAAATTAAAAAAAGAAGTTAAGAAGTGGAAACAAAAAAAGGAAGGCCATAAAGAACCTTCCTTGAGTGTTATGAATATATTAAATCGGCACATTAAAGATACGGATAATCCACAAACGTATTGGATTCATGGGAGGGAAGCGTTTATG